GTGTTTATCAAGGTGATATGATGTTTGGTACCGACAAGGGTGATAAACAACAAGAGAAAAATGGTGGCCACTCTTTTCATCCAAATCCATCTGGTCTAACTTATACTGCTCACGGCCAACATGCTGCCGATGTTAAGAAAGCAAAAATTGGTGTTGTGACACACTTGTCATATCAAGGTAAAGATGCAGGCAATCTAAATGCATCACATGAAGTTGACCACGAAAACTTCAAAAAACATCCAGATGTATTCTCAGTCGATCCAAGAATGGATACAGCAAAAGTTCATTTTAGTCCAGAAGAACAGAAAAAATTCAACAAACACATTGCAATGGCTCAATCGGTACATGACACCCATGGTGATGACATGTATGCTGGTACAAAAGCACATCACGGAGTTGGTGCTCCATTAGAAACCTATATGAATCATACAGTTAGAACAGGTGAAGAACCTAATCATCAAAACTTTAAGAATTGGTTAGAAACTGATACGAATAAAAAAATTGACAAACTTAAAGTTGAAAAGAATAGGACAGCCAAACAGAGTGAACTAAAAGATCAACTTGGTAAAATTGAAAAAAATAAGAAACACTATAACAATCTATTTAAGATGCACGGCCACATACAAAAGGCCAAAGATACACTTATTGGTGTTATGAATCAACACCAAGAATTTCAACATACACACGGCGGCGAATCTGCGAATCCTGAAGGATATGTTTTCCATCACAACAAAGAATCGGACAAATTTGTTAATCGTGCTGAATTCTCTAAGAGAAATTTTGCTGGGATCAGAAACATATGAAAAAGTTTTTAGAAAAAATACAAGAAGATGCACAGACACATACACCTGTGGTGATGGCGTTTGGCCGCATGAATCCACCAACTATTGGCCATGAAAAGTTGGTCAATAAGGTGCAACAGATAGCAAAAGACTATCATGCACCACACCATATTATTGCTTCACATTCTACGGATGCAAAAAAGAATCCGTTAGATACAACAAGTAAAATCAAACACGCAAAAAGATTCTTTCCTGGTGCAAACATAACAGCATCCAGTAAAGAGAAACCAACTTTCTTACAACATGCTGCAGCACTACATGCAGCTGGCCATGACCACTTGGTAATGGTTGCCGGTTCAGATAGAACCTCTGAGTACGAACAAAAACTACACCAATACAACGGTGAAGGTCCAGGCAAACTATTCAACTTTAAAAAGATTGAAGTTAAGTCTGCTGGCCAGCGTGATCCTGATGCCGAAGGTGCAGAAGGTATGTCAGCATCTAAGATGCGTGAACATGCAAAGAATGGTGACTTCAACTCCTTCAAACAAGGCGTACCTTCACATGTACCTGAGAAACATGCAAAAGAATTGTTCCGTGATGTTCGTAAAGGCATGGGTCTGAATGAGAATTACAATCGTGGTCTTTTCAGAGCCATATTTGTGACAGGTGGTCCTGGTTCTGGTAAAGACATTATCATCCGTGAAGCAATTGCAGAAGCAAAAGCAGTGGAGTTGAATTCTGTACAAGCATTTGACTATCTAATGGACAAACAAAAGTTGTCTGAAAAGACAAGTGACCACCGCAGAGAAGCAATTCGCAATCGTGGACCATTGATTATTAATGGACCGGCAGATGACCATACTAGAATACTTACCATCAAGGAAGAACTGGAAGAATTAGGTTACAGTACAATTATGGTATTTGTTGATACAACCAATGAAGCCAGTAAAGAGAGAAATGAAAGATTGACAAAAACACTTGCCGAATCAATTAGATACGATAAGTGGAAACTTGCACAGTCAAGTAAGCAGGCCTACATTCAAAACTTCAACAATTTTATGGAATTCAATAACAGTACTACATTAGATGAAATTGAAGAAGATATTTCTGATACTTACGAAAAAATAAATACATTTATTGAGAATAGAAAATTCAATGAAATTGCGTTCTCTTGGTTGGAAAATCACGGTAAATATGGTATAACTGAATCTGTTTTTAAGGAAAATGAAAATGTTAAGAAAAATTTTAGATTTATTGAAAATTACAAAACCAAACGCAACGGACAAACATCCACTGGACATCCAAAAGTATCAGCCGGAACAGGCCCCAGTGCAGACGGTCCAAGTGACATTACCCCAGACAACCGTGCAGGAGACTCCAACGCCGACAGTATCAAGTGGGACAGAAACGCCAAGCGTGGAGGTTACACCTTTAGAACCTACACCGAAGACTCCGGCCCCACAGTCAAAGTCTACCCAGCCCCGAAAGAAAGCAACTTCAGCAAAGACAAAGAAAAAGTAAAGAAGAAAGGCTTGGTTGATTCTCCTACAGTCAGTCAGAGAATGAGGAATGTTTCAGGAATCAGCCAAGAATTTGATACTCGCCAACAGGGAACAGTATACCCTATGTCTGGTCTTGGCGATGTGACATATAGAGAACAAGTTGATTTTAAAAGATTTAGAGAATCATTTAATGACCCATCAGATTCCGAAATGGGAGTAGCTGGTGTTTTAGGTGGTTCAACAAATAAAGAGCCAATGGAAAATCCAAAGGATAAGATGGGTTACTTTAACAAGAAGAAAAAGAAATGAAAAAGTTTACCGAATTTGTCAAAAAATCTACACCAGAAACTGAACAACAAGATGCTCAGGAACTGAAGCGTCAAAAAATGCACCTTTTAGACAAAGCAAAAGAGTATGCTGACCAAGCCGAAAGAGAAAAACATTTTGGCCATGGCGGCGCAGCAGAAGCTAAAGGTGAAACCATGACGGCTGCGGCAAATAATATCAAAGAGAGTGCTGCATGGCAACGTTCTGCTGGAAAAAATCCAGAAGGTGGATTAAATAGAAAAGGTATTGAATCCTACCGCAGAGAAAATCCTGGTTCTAAATTGTCGATGGCTGTTACAACAAAACCATCAAAGTTAAAACCTGGATCAAAGGCAGCAAATAGACGCAAATCTTTTTGTGCCAGAATGTCAGGAATGAAAAAGAGATTAACTTCTGCGGCAACCGCCAAAGATCCAGATTCAAGAATCAATAAATCACTACGCAAGTGGAATTGCTAAAAACGGAGAACAAAAATGATAGACCTAAGAAAAAAAGATAGCATGGTTGCAGCAATTGAAGAAATTCTTCAACAAGAAGCACTCAAGGGCAATCAACACAAGATTGATAAAAACAAGAATAACAAAATTGATGCGGAAGACTTCAAGCTTCTCCGTAAAGAAGATAATGTTGATGAAGCTTTGAAGGGCAATCAACACAAAATTGATAAGAATAAAAACAATAAAATTGATGCAGAAGATTTCAAAATGCTTCGCAAAGAAGAATCTGTTGAAGAAGGTATCAAAGACATTGCTAAGAAAGCATTCAAAGCTTTGACTGGTGGTTCCGATGAAGACCAACGTAAAGACCTACAACGTAAGATGGGTCTACCACAAACTGGTAAGAAACCAACTCAAAAAGAAGAAGTTGAACAGATTGATGAAAAAAATGTTCCAACAAGTCCAGAAAAATGGGCTCGTGCAAAAGCAGCTGCTAAATCAAAATTTGCAGTTTATCCTTCCGCTTATGCAAATGGCTGGGCATCCAAGAAATATAAATCTATGGGTGGTGGATGGAAAGCAACATCGGAAGAAGTTGAATTGGATGAAGGTAAAGAAGAATCCAAAAAAGATTTTGATGACCGTCAAAAAAGATTAGCCGCAGCTAGTGCTGAAACTGCAAAAGATCCAAAACGACTTGAAAGAATGTCTAAGATTCCTGGATATAGTGCTGCAATGAATCTGGCTAAACAAACAACAAAAGAAGAAGTTCAAGGTAAAACTTTGAAACAATTCAAAGAAGGTTGGCAAGATATGCTTGATGATGTTAAGAAACGTGCTGGTCCACAACCAAGCGGCGGTTCTGGTGTTAAACAAGGTTCTCGTTACGGTGGTTCTAAACAAAAAGATAAACCAGAACAGGAAACAGACGAAAAAAAGTAACTGAGGCAAAAGGACCAACCAGTCAGGAAGACGGACCTTTTGTCTCTAGTATCAATGACACACACGACTTGAAGCCATTAAATCACGCAAGATATTTGGCTAAAAAGTCTTTGGATAGAGTTCAAAAAGAAATGATGAACAAATAAGGCACAATAATGAGCAAAGCACAAACATTAAAATCCGTACTTAAAAAAGGTGGTGCCGAAAAACCGTCTTTTGGAACCAATCCTTGGGATCCATGGTCTGCAAAAGCAAACATTGCGGAAGATGCTGCTTTGGATCAATATTTGACTTCTAGAGGTATCAATCCAAAACATGTTTCTAAAGACCAAAAGGTTGCACATTCCAAGATGGGACAATTCATCAAATGGAAAAGAGACCACATGTCAGAAGCTGTGGATAGAAAAGATACAATTATCTTTGATATACCTTTATTGATTCGTGTATTAGAGTTTGCTCGTGAAGAATTAAAATCGGATGTACTTCTACATAAAATGGTAGAAAGACTGATTTCAAT